TGTGTTTTTTCATAAGGATTGAGAAAAAGTTCCCCAATGTAAAAACCCGAAAAAGCCAGTAAAATCACGCATTTGACCGTAATTCTGGACAAAATAAATGCAAAAAAAAATAAAGGCTCGTAAACGGTGAAAAGGGATTTTAAAAGGTTTAAAATTTTCGCTTTTAAAAGCGTTTAAACCCCGTTAAATCAACGTTTAAGGACATTTTTATAAAGGTAAAAATTTGGTATAAAATGGTTTTGATTGAGGAACTATGATTGAGGAACTGCCGATTAGTTCCTCAATAGTAAAAAATCAATAAACATAAGGTTTAAGCTAATCTGAAATAAAAATTAGCAAAAAAATGATGATTGAGGAACTCCTTCCTATTTAAATGTAAAATTCGGAAAAAGTAAATCAACCAACTAAATAATTAACGGTTTGACTTGCCAGGACAGGTAATAACTGTAAAATTAACCTGCGGAGGCTTGTCGGCTGGTTTCCTGTTGTTTTTTTTGGAGTTCTTCAACTATATGTTTCGGGATGGCAATGTCAAACTGGACGGAGGCCCAGTTTTTTAATTTTTCATCGCCGGCAGAAAAAATTGTATGGAGCGCGTCCACCATACGTTTCAGCTCCGGTTCATTATCATAGGCGCGGCGTGTATATCCTGTGACATCTATTATGTCAGTTGATGCCTCTTTCGATATTTGAATGCGTCTAAGTGCTTCGATAGTGGCCTGTTCACCATGGCGGGCCATTATATTTTTAAGTGATTCCTCTGGGGAAATGAACATTTCCCCTTTTCCTGTTTTTAGCCATGTATATGATATGCAATACTCGTAACTGATTAGCTTTAAAAGGGTTTCAGAAGGCTCTTTGTCACTTGTTTCAAGCGTGGCAATATATCCCCTATTCACGCCTAGAGGCGCAGCGAATTGGGCTTGTGTGAGTTTCAACTTTTTTCGAAGGGCCAGTAAGCGTTCTTGAAAGTTCATTAAATACACCTGCATATTATGTGCATTATTTTATTGACAGTGCACATGATGCGCATTATTATTATATCCAAGAGATTAAATTTTTTAGACATACCCCAGCCGAAAGGGGGACTAAATATGGCCAAGGCCAAAGCCAAGGGTATGACGCCAAGGGAGATCCGTGCTGAGATGTACAGGCTTGGGGTCAAACTGAAAGATATTGCCGATGAGGCCGGCGTGACAGAAAGCCGTATATGTCAGGTGATACTCAGCATCGGCAGGAACAAAGGCTACCGGATCAGGCCGTACATAGCAAAGGCCATCGGCAAGACGGTCGAAGAAATCTGGCCGAATGACGCAGCTTAATACGGACATTAAGGCATGCTACCAAGCATGTCTAAAAATGTTTAGACAACTGTATTGTATCAGAGACACGAGGGGGTGGCAATGACCAGGCGGCTGAAAGTTTTGGACAGGCTTTTGTCAATTAAATAACCATTAATTTACATCAGGGTGGTGAGAAGGTGCAAAACAGTCTAATGCCGGTGCTGGCGCAACGGGAAGACATGCGGATCGTGGAGGTGGACGGGCAGCCGGTGGTGACGGCCAGGGACCTGGCCAGGGCGCTGGGGTACACACATATTGACAAGGCAGTGGCAAATATCTTCATGCGGAACAGGGATAGCTTTAAGGAAAGGGACCCTCAATTTGATACCCCCTTCAAGAACTCGGAATTAAAATACGACACCGGCGAGGTGGAGATCGACACTCCGGGCGGCCGGCAGAAAGTCCGCTACTTCACCAAGCGCGGCGCACTGAAAATCATAATGAAATCCAACCAGCCCAAGGCGGTGGCGGTGCAGGAGGCTCTCATAGACCTGTACGAGCAGGTGGAGCGGGGCGAGTTGGTTTCTATGGGCTACCTGCAGGATACGGTGCGGGAGCTGCGGGCGGAAATCAACCGGCTGCGGGGGTTCCTGCCGGAGGCTAAAGACATAAAGAAAGTTCAGGTGGTGTACGTGTCCAGCCGGTGCAGGCCGCGCAGTTTTGATGATGAGGCTTTGGCCTTCCTGGAAAAGCTTTTCAGCAGCAAGCCCCATGCCAAGGTGGTGGAGCTGGATCGGCAGTTACGGGGTGAGGCGGCCAGGCAGGGCTGGAAGGTGGGCAGCATGCACAGTGTTTACCGGGCGGTGAATAACTGGAGGAGGTCGGCCAAGGGTATACTTCAATAAAAGGCCCGGCGCGGGCCGGGCGGGAAAGGAGGTGTGAAGACACACAAAGGAGAGCTGGCGAGAGATTCATTATTCTTTATCACCAAAGATATGAACATTAATTTTTCTTGGTTTAGATGCCGAATTTCTACACTCTTGGATGTAATCGTCTATGAAGCGCTTTTCATCGTTACTAATCGCGTAAAAAATATCTTCATATTCAAGGATGTTTTTATTAGCAAATCTGGTCAACACATAAGATAAAAATTCAAAGCAAACATCTGTAGTTCCGGCCACCTCTCCGTTATAAATAAGTGCTGCTGTTGTTGCAATCTTACTAGTATCATCTTCGTGTTCAAATTCAATTGCATGCCAAAAGTCAGCTCTATAGATGAAAAGCGCTTCCCGCATATTTAAAGGATTAAGCAGAGCTAACGGCTTGTCAAATTCGGGATGTAAGAAGTAACAGCGCCATGTTTCAGTAAGTTCATCGGCTTTGGAAACAATTGATGCAAGATGATCGTGCCGATGAAAAACACCCGTAACAGTATCAGGAAATCCAACGTTACTATTCATAAACTTAGAGAATTCTTTTATCAATTTAAGTTCTTTGTCTATATCAAAATCAATATTACCCATGGAGGTGCTCCTTTCATGAAAAAAATAATTATTAACTGCAGATTCGATGTTACCGAAGAAGAAGTTCAACATCTGATTAATGGCCAGAAGATTAAACTGGAGAATTGGTTTGATAGTTTGCCTCTAGATGTAAAGAATTTTCTTTATCGTTTAATGGAAATCCAGAGAAGCAATAATAAGCTCATTTAACCACCTCCCTGTTTTGTTTTGGCTTGTACCGTCAAGATTCGACGGGGAGGGAGGAAATTCCTACCACGATTGAAAGGGGCGAAACGTTGAAGCAAGGTAAGAGGCCGACGCGCAAGCAGAAAATGCTCCTGGTGAAGAGCGGACTGAATCCGGGCAACTGGTTAGTTGTTAAGAACCTGCCTAACTGCCTGCATCTTGAGCACAGGATAACGGGGCGGGTGCGGGTTCTGAAAGTGAGCGGGTAAATATGACGTTGTCTCTAGGGTTTTTAGGAAAATATCCAGGTTGCCGGTGTACATTCCGGTCCCTGGATAGCAATGGAGAGTGTTGGGTGCGGTGTCACCAGCGAGTTGAATCCTGTGAAGTGTGCTACTACGGCGGCAATAAAAGAGTTAATCAGAAAGTGACAGATGTAGGCAAGAACAAAAGAAAAAGGAGGGGTTAGATTGAGGCTTATAGTCCTGGTGGTGGACATGTATTTCCGGTGGCTTGAGGTTCGGCGGAAGACCAGGAAATGGATGGAATATTTCAAAACCGGTGGGACAGTGCGATAAAAAAAGGGCTTTCGCCCAAATCAAAACCATTTAAATTCTACCAGACATTTAACAGATAGACAAGTGTTTCGGGCGGCGGCACAGACGCGCTGTGCAAATCTGGTATAGGAGAACCCGTCAGGTAACAAGGGCATGTCCCCTAAACGTGCTGGCAGGCCGTTGAAGGCGCTTGTCGACAAGCGTAGCAAGCTGGGTGATGCGAACCACCGGAGTGGCGACGGCCAGCCCTGCGGGGTTACGGTGGCAAGCGGAGGGCGGCTATTTAACGGGAAGTAAAACGAGGCGTCGCTACACGCCTATCCTATGCACGGTCGGTTTAAAATCCGGCCCGCCCCAAATTTTATATATCGCGGAGGCGGGGAATGGCAAAGAAAAAGAAAGGTGAGCCAGCACAGGGCCAGTTATCGCTGTTCGATATAGTAGAAGATGTCCAGGAGAAAATCGAGGCGCAGGAAAGGAGCATGGAAATCAATCCAGGCAGTTTCAATATATCGGTGCAGTTGCGGAACGTATTGTCTGAAGGGCTGAAATATTCAACACTGAGCAGACATCAGGTGGCGGCCAGGATGAGTGAACTGACCGGCACCGAGATTACCAAGAGTCAGCTTGATTCCTGGACCGCCGAATCAAAGGAATACCACAGGTTCCCGGCGGAATACCTGCCGGCGTTTATCCACGTTACGGGGTACAAAAAACCGCTGAAGATCATGGCCAAAATGATTCAATGTTACCTCCTGGAATCGGAAGAGGCGTTATTGGCCGAACTGGGAAAAATCGACCAGGTGAAAAAGGACCTGACCCGCCGGGAAAAGACGGTGCGGGATTTGATAAGCCGAATGAAGGCCACTGACATGTAAAAGGGGCGGGAAAGCCGCCCTGGCCATAATGCAGCTCCGCGAATGCGGGCCGGTCCCAAGCCCGGAAGAATGCAGAGGGAGGCCAAACCAAAGCAGACCAAGGTAGACAGGTGGTTGTTCTATGGCTGGACTAAATGTAATGGAAAATGAAGTTTGCCTGCCAGTTGAAGAAGTAGCTTTACTCTTAAACATAACTAGGCGGGCAGTCATAAAAAAGATCACCTCCGGTGAGATCGAGGCCATGGAAGAGAACGGTGGCCGTGGTGGCCGGGGCGGTGTGCGGTACATGGTGCCGCTCTCGGCCCTGGATGACCGGGCACAGATAAAATACTGGAAAATACGGGAAAAAGAGCAGAAAAAAGGCTGCCCGGCGGTGATCCCGGAGGATATACGCAAGCCGAGAGCCTTAGATGAGTACAGCGAATATGATCGGCGGATTATCCAGGCATGGATGCAGGTAATTAGAGATTGGCAGGTTTACCGGTCCGGGCAAAAAGGCGACTTGCAGATTGCAGATGAGCGGTTTGTCGAATTAAACCGGGACAAATACACGGAAATAAGTCTATCGACGAAAAACCTCTATCGCAAATGGAAAGCCGTCCGCGAACAGGATTATGACGGCCTGGTAGACAAGCGGGGCCGCCACCGGTTGGGGCAGAACAGCATCCCGGAACTGGCCTGGGAACTCTTCAAATATTACTATTTGGACGAAAGCAAGTACAGCATCAAGCAGTGTGTGGATTTCACCACTTGGTGGTATGAGAAAGAAATGCCGGAACTGCTCACGGAAATACCGAGCTACCACGCATTTCGCCGGGCGCTGAAAACGATACCTTTTGCAGTAATAAAGCTCTTCCGTGATGGAGACAAAGCTTATGAAGACGAAGCCGCGCCATACATAACCAGGATATACGATGAGCTTGAGGTTAATGAAGTGTGGGTGGCGGACAACCACACTTTGGATGTACTCACCATTGAGGACGGGACGGAGAGATTACACCGGATGTATGTAACAGCCTTCCAGGATGTACGCTCAAGGAAGGCGGTGGGCTGGTATCTGACCAACACACCTAACAGTGAAGCTGTTCTGTATGCGTTGAGAAAAGCCATATTAAGGCATGGGATTCCACGATACATCTATACCGACAACGGCCATGAATTTCTTTGTTTCGATATAGGTGGTCGTGGTCGAAGAAAGACAGCCAAGAAAAAAGAGCATACCCCTCCACCCATCTTAACCCGGCTAGGGATCGATTTTTGGAACGCCAAAGTCCGGAACGGTAAAGCAAAAATCATTGAACGTGCCTTTAAAGAGTTCAAAGATAACTTCAGCCGGCTTTTGGTAGGCTTCACGGGCGGGAGCCCTGCGGCGAAACCGGAGCGGCTTAAACACCAGGTGAAAAGCCGTAAAGGGATGGTCATTGACAGCAAACTGCGGGAAATGTTCGATACCTACATCGAGGGTATGTATAACATGACCAATCAGAACGGGGCCGGGATGTACGGGAGGACACCGGAGGAAGTATACGCCCAGGAACTGGTGACTGTGCGCAAGGCGTCAGCCGAAGACCTGAATCTGATGCTGATGCGGAGCACCAGGATGCAGACGGTCACGAGAAAAGGCGTCCACTTGGATCTATACGGAGAGAAACTTTACTACTGGGATACGGACTTCTTGCTTCAATATCAGGATAAGCGGGTGTATCTGCGGTACGATCCGGAGGACCTGCGGGAAGTCAGGGTATACAACGAAAAGGACGAATTCCTGCGCGCGGTACCGGTAGACAGCGATACAATCCTGAAGTACGGTGCCAGCAAGGAAGATGTCCGCACCGCACTGGCCAAAATTAAGCAGTTTAAGAAGACGGTCAAAGCTTATGATGAGAATTCCGGCCTGGAAGCCTATCCGAAGATTGAAGCGCTGGACCTGATGCTTTGGAAGGCGCGCCAGAACCTGGCGAACAAGCAGTCCGAACCGAACGCGAAAGTCGTGGAGCTTCACCGGGCCAATGAACCGACCAAGGCTGAAGTGGATGCCGCAAGGGAGGTGGAAGAAGTAACGGTTGACCTGCCACGCATGATTAAAAATTCACCAAAAACTAAAGCAATATGAGGAGGTATTTTAATGAACGAAGCGTTGAAAGCGAAACTGGAGGAATACCTAAAGGAAACCGGCAAGAGTCAAACTGGAGTAGCCAGGGAGATCGGCATCAGCGGGGCGGCCTTAAGCCAATATCTCAGCGGAAAGTACCCCACTCCAGGCAGCATTGAGCCAAAAATTGAGGAGTTCTTCAATTTAAAAGAAAAAGCGGCCAAAATGACCAAGGCTCCTGATTACGTGGATACGTCAATTTCGACCGAAACATACAACACCATCGCCTACTGTCACATAAACCGCTGCATTGGTACCGTTATCGGTGACGCCGGCATCGGCAAAACCAAAGGAGCGCTGAAATATGCCGGGGATTACAGCGAAGCAATCTACATCACCGCAACAAAGGCATGCAAAAGCCTGAAAGATATGTACCGGATGATCGCCAGGAGGCTGAGGCTTAACGAGAACCGGAATATATTCGACCTGCAGTATGATATCCGGGCTAGGCTGGACGGATCAAACAAAATCCTGATCATTGATGAGGCTCAACACCTGTCACTGACAGCTATTGACGGCATCCGGTCCTTTAACGACGAAAATGAAACATCCCTTCCCCCGGTGGGTATTGTCCTGATCGGAAATCACGAACTCCGGACAAAGATGATGGGACGGTACGAACAGACATTGGCCCAGTTGTTTAACCGCATCCAAATCCAGCGGCAGATGTTTACGAGCCAGGTACTGGTGGAGGATATTAAAAAGCTCTTCCCGGTCTACGTCGAGAAGAGTGCGGATAAGGAAATCAAGTTTTTGCATAGCATTGCTGTTAGCCGGTGGGGTGTTAGAGGAGCTGTCAAGGTATTCCTCAACAGCTCCAATAACGGGGATATTTCGCTCAATGGCCTGATGGCTATGGCGAAATACATGGGCATAGGGCTTTGCGCGTAAGCCCTGTGACCTTTGACAAATTCAATATACCATTTTTTGAAAGGTTGTTAAAGCCCCTTTAACAGCCTTTCAGGAGTATTTAAATAGAATTTGCCGGCGGCAAGTGCCGCCCTGGCTTTAATGCAGCTCCCCCCTACCCTGGGGAACCGTCCCAAGCCGGTGAATGCAGAGGGAAGCCATCGGAGGAGGTGATTAGTATTGAGTGAGATTAAACACAAGGTTATCAGTAAGGGCGGCGGCCTGACCATACCGGCTGACATCAGGAGGCTATACAGTTTCCAGGGCGGTGACGCCGTGGACATTTCCGTCGTTGATGGCCGGCTGGTGATCAGCCCGCACACGCCGCGCTGCGTCTTCTGCCAGGGCCAGGAAAACGTCGGGAAGCATATGGGCAGATATGTATGCCGGTCCTGCGTGACCATCATGACAAAGGAAGTGGGAACTGATGGATGAGGCTATCATCAAGGCCAAGGTTGATGAGTACGTCAAATGGGACAAATTAATATCCGCAGCAAAGAAAGAGATTGAAAAGCTGAAAGCTGACTTCCAAAAGATCGGCCTGGACGAAATGAAGGACAGGAAAATCAAACAGGTGGAGTTTTGGGGAAGCAGAAACAGCAAAGTTGTGGTCACGGTTTCCGAGTCGCTGAAGCTGGTTTCGTACAACTATCTCCTTGAAATCATGGGGGCCACATTGCTTGGCGACCTGGTCAAGGTGGAAACGGATTATAAGCCCAAAGAACCCTTTAAGCGCCTGCTGACGGCCATCTTTCAGGGTAATTACAGTGAGCATCCGGTTGATGAAATAATCGACCAGATAACAGAGGATGAAAAGACCAGGAAAGCCCTGCGAAAGAAGCTCAAGGGCCAATGGGACAAGGATGTTGAGTCCCTCAAGGCTATTGCCGGCCTGAATCAATCCGATGCCGAACATTATGCCTGGTTTATTCATGAGGCCAAGAACTATCAGAAAATTGTACGCCTCCTGGAGGCAGCCGGCCACGGACGGGAAGGAAACGCTATTGATGAAACCCTGGAAAAACTCCGGCACGCTGTGATAGTGGAAGAAAGCGTGAAGGTGGGGCTTGAAAAAGAGGGAGCAGCCTGAGTGACGGAAGGCAGGGCTGAAAAACCAGCCCTGCCCCATAATGGAGGTACTGCTGATGTCGGAAAAAATGTCCGCCGAAAAAAGGAAAACCATATACGGCATGGCCACACAGCTTGGTATATATGACAAGCACAACAAGGATGATGACCTGCATGCCATAGTGTACCGGGTTACGGGAAAGGAATCTATCGGTCAATTGACTGAAAAAGAGGCCGCCCTGGTTATCCGTGAACTGGTTAAACTGAAAGGCGGGCGTGCGGCTAAACCAGCCCGGGATATTCCTCCGGGGAAAAAGGAAAAGCCCCGGCACCGCCCAGGCATGATTTCGCCGGGCCAGCAAAAAGCAGTATGGTACCACATGTACCGCCTGGAGGAATTTGACGCTGAGGCGTCCCAAGTGTCACGGGCGGACCGGCTGTGCGCCATCATTAAAAAATGGCTGCATGTGGATGCCGTTGCCCGCGATCCTTTCCGGTTTGTCACCTTCGAGGATGGCAGTACCCTCATCGAAGTCCTGAAGAAGATGGTGCAGTACGAAGAGACCAAGGCCGGGAAGAAGGAGGTGCAGGGCAATCGGAATGGAAAATGAGCTGTCGAGCAGATACAACGCAGATCAACGCCTGGTCATCGAAGAATACTGGGAAACCATCCGGTTTACCAGGCGGACATGCAAGGTGGCGGACGGCGTCCGCGACAAGGAAATGACATATTGGGCCAGGTTTCCCGTAGAAATCGTTATCCAGGCGCTGCGGATTCACATTTCCAAGTACTCAAACTTACGGGAGCAGTATACCAGGGGGATCATCCGGAACCTTGCACGGGAGGGGAGTTATGGACAAGGCACAAAGGGAAAACAAGGGGCAAAGCATGAGAGGAACGCCAGAGCGGCAGACGCATTCAGAAGCCGGTTCATATAAATGCACATTATGCAAAGACAGGGGCCTCATTCTGCAAAAAGATGCGGCCCTGGTGTGCGGGTGCATGAAAGCCCGGCGGCTGGAGAACCTTATGCGCTCCAGCAATATATCGGAAGAGTTCGTCTATAAGAGTTTTGAAACTTTTTTCCTGAAGGGATCGGACAAACGCATAACGGCGGCCTTCGAGGCGGCCAGGAGATACTCTGACGATTTAGTAAAACGGGTTAAAAGCGGCGAAGGTCTGAAAGGCTCCCCCTGGTTGGGCCTCCTGGGTGTGCCGGGATCGGGAAAGACACACTTGGCCCATGCGGCGGTCAAGCCCCTGTTTGAACTTGGCGTCAAGGTTTTGTTTTTTAACTGGGTTTCGTCCTTTAAGGAATGGATGGCCTGGCATAGCAGCGACCAAAAGAACCGTGTGGACGAAATTCGCCAGGAGATATACAACTGCGACCTGTTGGTGCTGGACGATCTCTGCAAAGAGTGCGTCAACGAGACATGGATTCGGGAAATATACGGGATTATTGATTACCGGTACCGGAAGGGCCTTCCCATGATCTACACCAGCGAGTATTACGCCGAGTTGATCGAGATGCTGTCGGAGGCGACGGCCAGCAGGCTGTTTGAAATGTCGGGCCGGGCAGACCCGCCGGCATTGGCGCTGATGCTACTGAACAAGAATGAAGATCCCCTGGCTTTGAATTACCGGCTCAAATACCTTCGAAAGCCCCCAGGAAGATAAAAGGAGGTGTGACATGTGGAAATCATCATTGGTGGGCTGGGCATTGTGGCGGTCACCGTTGGTCTTGCCCTGGTAATCAAGGACTGGCGGGAACTGCGGAGCCGGGCGGAAACCATACAGGAGATCAAGCCTGTGACAGTTGACGAACTGGAAAGAATAATCGGCCCGGCCCCGGTGGTTGTGTCAATGAAACCGGAAAAATCCAAGAAGGGCAAGCGCAAAAAGTACCGCAAGGAAGCCAAAAAGAAACGGCCTTTAATTAATGAGGTTGTAGAGCAATGAAAATACCTGTAATAACGCTTTGGGAACCATGGGCAACGCTCTGCGCCCTGGCCGGCCATCCGGACCCGGAGATTCGGAAGCGGGCCAAGCATTTTGAGACCAGGAACTGGGCCACAAAGTACCGGGGAAAAATTGCCATCCACAGCGCGAAGACAATGCCCCTTGAAGCGCAGCATTTGGCATCAAACGAGGAGCCTTTCCGCTCTGTGCTGGCCATGGCCGGGTATAAAAACATGAATGACTTCCCCAGGGGGAAAATCATTGCAATCGGCAACCTGGTTGACGTCATCAGAGTGGATCTGGTCGGTAAGAACTTTATCGTTGAAAAGGGCAAGAAGTCCAAGGTAGTCCGTTTATTTTCAATCAACGAGCTGGCTTTTGGAGATTACAGCGCCGGGCGCTTTGCTTGGCTGCTGGAGGATATGCAAATCCTGCCTGAGCCGGTTCCGGCAAAAGGCCACCAGGGGCTTTGGTGGTGGGAAGTACCGGAAGATTTAAAGTATGGCCAATATGTCGGTTAAAAAATACAACATCATCTATGCCGATCCCGGATGGAAATACGACAACCAAAAGACCGGTGGCAGCCATAAAAGCGGCGCTTCCCAGAAGTATGCCGTGATGACCGTCGAGGAAATATGCCGGCTGCCGGTACCAGAGATCGCCGAGAAGAACAGTGTCCTCTTTCTCTGGGCCACCGTTCCCATGCTGCCGGAAGCGTTTCAGGTTATGGCGGCCTGGGGTTTCCGGTACAAAACAAAGATCACATGGCGCAAGACCGGTCGGCTTGGACTCGGGTATTGGTTCAGGGGAGTGATTGAGGAACTCCTCTTTGGCGTCAGGGGTAAGGTGAAAGCATTCCGGTGTCCCCTGCCTAATTACCTTGAACTGCCGGTACTGGGGCATTCGGAAAAACCGGAGGAGTTCCGGGATTTGATTGAAACGGCCACGATGCGGACCATTGAGATCCCGAGACGGATCGAGCTATTTGCACGTCGGCGGGTACCCGGTTGGGATGCCTGGGGCAATGAAGTGGAAAGCGATCTCGCGTTGTAGTTAAAAAAATTGAACGGAGGTACAAAGCATGTCAAATGTGATAATTTTTGATGACGCCGGAATCCCCAGTATCATGGTGACCATCCCGAAATTCAGGCTATCGGACGTAATCGAAGGAGCGCCGGACATCGTACACCCCGCATTCATAGTGGGAGGCAAGGAAATCGAGAGCTTCAGCGTTTCAAAATACCTGAACATCGTCTCAAACGGCAGGGCGTACAGCTCTCAGCTTCAGGTTCCCAAGGAAGCATTCACATTTGATGAAGCGATAGCAGCCTGCGAGGCAAAAGGCAAGGGTTGGCATCTAATGACCAATGCGGAATGGAGCGCTTTGGCACTTTGGAGCAAAAAGAACGGCACCTTGCCTCACGGCAACAATAATAGAGGCAGCGATTACGCACACCCAGAGGAAAAAGGTATTTTATACGACGGCTACAGCACGCTCACAGGCAGCGGACCGGCCACTTGGACGCACGACCACACACCCGAAGGAATCCACGACTTGAACGGCAACCTTTTCGAATGGGTGGGCGGCCTACGCTTACTGAACGGTGAACTTCAGGTAATCCCCGACAACGATGCGGCGGCGGGAGTCGACCAGAGCAGAGAAAGCAAGTTGTGGCAGCCGATCAAGGCGGGCGACGGCACCATCAAATACAAGGTGACCGACGACGGCGTAACGCTTACCACAAAAAATCCTGGGAGAAACTGGGGAAGCTGCTACTTCCGAGATTTAGAGGCGGGAGAAATTGAAGTCCCAATCATTTTGACGGCCCTGGCACTTTTCCCGGCAGACAACGAGAAAATGGACGGCTACTTCTGGGCGGGCACCGAAGGCGAAAGGCTCCCGTTGCGCGGCGGT